TTCACAGGTCTCCCTGTTCCTGAAGTAGCACAAGGAGCATTTGGATTAGAAAGAAATGAGCAAGAAGGGTTATTTGAACTTTCACGACTTTGCATCCACCCTGAAACACAAGGAACCGAATATAACATCACTTCTTGGTTTGTTTCAAGAGCGATTAGACAGTTACGGAAGGATACAAAAGTTAGGGCAATCATCTCTTACGCTGATAGTGATTTCCATTTTGGTACAATCTATCGTGCTTGTAATTTTAAATATTGCGGACTTTCAGACCCAAAGAAAGATTTCTACTATGCAGACGGAACTAAACACTCTAGAGGCAAAGTTAAAGGTGCTGCAGGAGAGTGGAAAGAACGCTCCCGCAAACACCGATATGTGATGACTTTTGATAAGAACTTAAAACTCTTATGGTGAAGTGTTAAGTGTATTTTCTGTTTTAACTAATCTCTCATTCACATATTGAGAAGATTTATCATAGAACATAATCTTTCTCATATCATTCAGATATTGTTGTAGATAAGAAGGTCTCAACACATAAATCTCTCTTTTTTTATTGTTCTTTTCCACTTCATATTCGTAGTTGCTTACTCCAACAACTGGATTTAATGTTGCTAGCCCGTTGCTTGGATCTGGTATTGTAAAAGTTGAGTCTACAACTTTACCAGCAGGAAGGATCAAACGGTTATTTGAATCCTTTACTTCTTTTGTTTTGTAATATTTTACAGCATTTAGATTTGATAGTCCATATTTGTTCAATGCAAAATTATAAAGATCTTTGTCCGATAATGGCCACTGATCTCTAGCATTTGTGATACCAGCAGTCAACATCACAACCCAATCTAGATCTGATGATCCATAGAGTTCATCTGCAACTGTATCTGGACGAGCACCGTCTCTTACAATATACTTATTGAATAAGGTAAAAACATTTTGTAAATCATCACGAAGTTTAACTCTTCTGAATAAGTTTTTGACTCTAACATACTCTAAGGAAGATGTTTTGTCGGATAGTGGTGATTGGTAATCTAGATTTGGTAGTTCTCTAAAGTAAGACATTAGTAACCAACTCCGATTTTACCTTCTGCTGTATCATAATCTTCAGCATAAATTGGATTGAGTTCTTTAAATGTTAAACTCATCTGAATATGAACTGGAGTACCATCTTGATATGTAGAATATGTTCCTGAAGCAGTGTATGAAATATTCATATCTAGAAGAGCACAAGCTTTAAATCTATTTAAAAATGGATGTGCTTTGTTCCCACTCTTGTAAGAAATAAGAAATACTTTTGGAGATTTGATAAAAACACCACTTGCTATTGGTCCACCACCAATGTTAGTTTTTGGAACCATTGATTGTTTAAGAGCTCTGATAATTCCTTTAACTTCCTGGGATTCTCTTTGATCTCTTGGTACAAGATCAAAAGTGAATGGAAAACTTCTAATATTGGAACCTTGAAACAGTAATTCTAAGTTTGGGTTTAGAATTTGTCCAGTTGCTCTACTAAGAATACTTTCATAACTTACGTTTCCACCGAAAGCATTAACAAGTGCTCCACCAACTGACGCTGCAATAACATCTTTACTTACATTTATAGCTTGAGCCGCACCAGATAAAGCAGAACCATTGGTAATGGACTGAATGAAACCCTGTATCGTAGCTTTTGGTCTTCCAATAACTGCTGCTCCAGCACTCATACCAAATGCTTGAAGTGGATTTAAAGTATCGTCACTCCAAGTAATTTGATTAGTGTCTGATAAATTTTGAGGTATTGGTAAGGAAATATAGTAATCTGCTTTTGTTTGTGATGAGTATAAACTACTACCCTGTCTTAAAGATGCTAAAGTTTTTGTAAAAGCAGAAGAATTTATACTTGTAATTTTATCTTCTTTCTCATCTGCTTTAAATTGCAAATCAGATTGTTCATACCCAGGTGGAATATAATCTACAATTTTTATTTCTAGATAATCGCTTTTACTTTCAATTCTTTGTAGAGGATATCTATAAGACTTTGTTTTTTTAGTCTCAGTCTCATTAAGGTTGGTTCCTTCTTGTGCTATTCTATCCCCAAGTGCTGGATCAGCCATTTATCCTTTTCTAACTATTTAGACGGATATTTGCAAATGGCAACTCTTGCAGGTCTTTCACTTCCGCAGGATAAACTTCATAGATCTTTCCAGGTATTTCATCCCAAGTGTATTGTCGTGTTTGTTCCCAGTGGAAGTTGATACCACGAAACCCCCAAGAGAAAACGTCAGTTACTGCGACAAATGGGTTTTGATCATATTGAATACCAGGAGTTTTTGGATTATAAACAAAGATATAAAACTTACCAGGTATCGGAACTTTAGGAGACTCTTGCACTACCTGTAAAAGTTCGAGCATAATATCATCAGGATCTTCATTTCCAACTAAACCATCGAGAACAGGACGAACTCGATTGCGATTAGTATCAGTATCTGTTATCTTTTTTTGTTGTCTTTCTTTAAGACTTTTTCTGGGCATTACTTGATACCAAGTTCTGATTCTGTGAATACCTTAAACTCATATCCCCTATCTTTACACCACTCTTCTGCTGCAGCCCACTTTGCCTGATTTTTAGCATACTCATATGCTTCATAAAGATATTTTTTTGTCTGTCTTTTTGGTTTTGGTGGCGGAGCAGTTTGCTTTTGTGGTTTGATTTCGATCATATATTTTTTAATCATTCCATTAGATTCTTTGACTTTGATGAGAAAGTCAGGAAAATATCTATGTGGTTTACTATCGATTGGAGACCGATACCACACAAACATTTCTTCAGATTCCCACTCTAAAACGTTTTCATTAAGGTCACAATATTTCATAAACTTTAATTCCCATAGTGACCTGTAAATGATGTTGGTGGGATCTCCTTTATACTTATTGGGATAGGACGGTTTATATTTTCCCCGATACGACATCTAAATAACTATAACAATTTCATATAAGATATTTAGAGTGCCTAATCCAAGAAGGATATCGGATATCAAACCACTCATAACTAACCTAGCACAGACCTCTCATTATGAAGTTATTTTTGGTGGACTGTCTGGAGCACTCAGACAACATTTGTCTGTAAGAGGTATTGACTCTAATTTTATTGGAGAAAGTGTAGGTTTGTTGTGTAACTCTGCAGTTCTTCCTGGAAGTTCTTTTGGTACTGCAGATATTGCTGGAAACTTTATGGGTGTGGTGGAAAAAATACCTCATACTCGTTTGTTTACTCAAATTGACCTAGAGTTTTATGTTGACTCATCCTATAAGACTCTAAAGTTTCTAGAACATTGGATGGAGTTTATTTCTTTTGGTTCTGGAGTTTCTCCTTCCCAGAATGGATACTTCTTTAGAATGAGGTATCCGAATGAATATAAGACTGATATGACTCGTATCATTAAATTTGATAGAGACTATTCAAAACAAATTGAATATACTTTCTATGGACTATTTCCAATTGCAATGAACTCGGTTCCTGTTACATATGAAGCATCAAATATTCTGAAAGTATCCGCATCATTTAACTTTGATCGTTATATCTGTGGTAAAGCAACCAGTTATAGTGTATATGCTGGAACTGATAATAATAAGATTGGTTTACTACCCACTGTTAATACGAGTCCTCCATCTAATAATCAAATTCCAACTCAAAGAGAACTTCTTGTTCCTATGTCTCCAGGATCTGTTCCTGCTGGTGGAGTTAGATTCAGAAGCATCAATGAAACTCCATCAGAAGCTATCAATTCTGGTACTGTAAGAGAGTTCTACAGATAACCCTCTAAATAAAAATAACTGAACTTTATAGGATATTATGCCTTTACCAACAATTGCGACTCCAACTTATGAACTTGAGTTGCCATCAAATAAAAAGAAAGTTAAATATCGTCCATTTCTAGTTAAAGAAGAAAAGATCCTCATTATTGCAATGGAAACTGAGGATCCAAAACAAATTGCAAATGCAGTTAAGGATGTAATTTCAAACTGTATTTTGACCAAAGGTGTTAAGGTAGATGACCTTTCTACTTTTGACATTGAATATCTGTTTCTCAACATTCGTGGAAAGTCTGTTGGTGAGGACATTGAAGTTCTAATTACTTGTCCCGATGATGGAATGACTCAAGTTCCGACTCTCATCAACCTAGATGATATCAAAGTCCAAATCAGTCCAGAACATACTAGAGACATTAAACTAGATGATCAACTAAGTTTGAGAATGAAATATCCCTCAATGAATGAGTTCATCAAGAGTAACTTTAATGTTGAAGATTCTTCTGTAACTGTAAATGATACTTTTGAACTTATTTGTGGTTGTGTAGAACAAATTTATACTGAAGAAGAATCTTGGAGTGCTTCTGAATATTCCAAAAAAGAGCTTCTAGATTTTCTAGAGCAGTTAAGTTCAAAGCAGTTTAAAGAGATTGAAAAGTTCTTTGAAAC